GCGCTATGTACCACGAATACGGCTGGGCCGATCGTGTTGCATCTGTCGCTCATAGGCGGGGCATGCCTGTATCAGATTTGGCTCGCGCCAGTTTCGCTCTTGCCACCGGTATCGGTGTGCAATTGCAGCTTGAACTTGAGCGCGATTATGCCTCCCGTACATTGCACCGGGATGTGGCTGCGCCCCCACCATGCAGGGGCCCGGCTGGCTTAGCTCTCGGTGCATGATGTCGTCGCTGGATAGGCGACATGACAGCCAACAAAGCACAAGGCTGGTGCTAATTGTGAAGCGTTTGGCCGTGTGCACGGCACGGATTTACCATCCACACTTTTTAGATAAGACGAAATGTCTTTGCTTCACTCGCTGTTACGACCTGAAGATGATGCTGGTCACGGTGCCAAGTGGCCAGACGGCGGTAGTCTCTCAGACACTTACTGCCCCGCCACCAACTTCACCGGATCCCTCATCTGCAATGCAGCCGGCGGCGTGTCGGCACTTTTTCGACCGTCTCTTGGCCCAAATACCAAGATGGTCGTTGTCGACAACACAGGCACCGTCGGGACAGCCGACATTGTCGCAGTCGACTGGGTCGTCGCGGCTGCCGCCGCCACCAGCCGCGACCACCCAGCCGCAGCTACCATCAACGGGAATTTTTCTCAGGTCAGATGCACGGGCATGTGTGTCGAGTTTTCAGTTCAGCAGTCGGCGACTACTATGACTGGCCAGGTTTACCAGGCCAATCTGCCGGCACAGCTCAGCAACTCGACGTACAGTACGGCTAACATGCCGACGAGTTTGGCGACGCTTACGTCTTATGCCAACACGTTGACTACACCAGCCACTGTCATGCTCGGCACCAGCATTTGCACCGTGCTGCGCCCTTCGTCTGCCAACGCCTACAGGTATCGTTTCATTTACGCCTGGGGCGCCGGCGGCGCCACCCCGTACCCAACGGACTCTGAGGATGCGGGTTTTGAGACGCTCCTCATTGCTTTCCGAGGACTGGTGGCAAGCACGGTCATCACCTATACTGTCCATGTCAATTTTGAGGCTGTTTGCACGCCTCTGTCCAACCAGAACTTGTACTACGGCACCCCAGCAGCGGCGGCCAATAGCAAGTATCTGGACGACGCACTCAACGCGTGTCGTACACTCCAGCAAGCCATGCCCCGACAGATGGGCATGGTTGCTGGCGGCTTGGGCTTCCCTAGACATGCTGGCACTGCGGTGATCGCGCAGGGGCGCCGGCGCCCCGGGAAGAAGGCCGCTCCCGGGGCAAAGCGCAGGCCCGCCAAGCCTCAGCGCAAGCCCAAGCCCGTTGGGCGGAAGCGCAAGACCAAGCGCGGGCAGCGTTAACACGCGCAACGGTCCACCCGGTACCACAGCACCCGGGCGGGATGGTACCAAAGCACCCATCCCGGGACCTCAGGCCAGTGGTGGCTATACCAGACCCTTGAGGTCTCCAGGTG